ATAAGGAGTAAAAGTTGAAGGAGTAAAAAATACACCTCCACCACCACCTGATCCTCCTGCTATTCCTATAGCAGGTGCATTATATGATCCGCCACCACCACCACCTGCTGATGTGATAGTTGAAAAAATTGAAGGATTACCAGAGCCTCCAGTAACTGGACCTGCACCAGTACCACCTGCTCCTATTGTTATTGGAATTGAAGAATTTAAATCTATTGAAATTTTAGTTCCACCAGGAAATGATGAACGATAACCACCCGCACCACCTCCACCTCCGCCACCACCACCACCGTTTCCTCCTCCACCACCGCCTGCTACTACTAAATAATCTACTGATATTGTTTGAGTTGCAGTCCACTGCCCAGCTTTTTTGTAATTGTATGCTTCACTTAATGACCAGACTCCTGGTGCTATTGTATTTAAAGTTACGGCATTTTCTTTTACAATTATTATTCCTGATCCACCAGAAGTTCCTCTTCCTCCACCTCCGCCACCTGTATTTGTTGTTCCATTTGTACCTGGTGTAGGGAAAGTTCCACCATTACCTTCTCCGCCTGTTCCACCTGTTCCAGGTGTTCCAGTTGGAGTAAATAAATTTTTTGCTGTAGCTCCACCTCCTCCTCCAGCATAAACTCCTGAATTAGGTATTGGTGATGTAAATGAAGGACTTACATTTGTTCCAGCTCCTCCAGCTCCTCCTAATTGATTACCTGGTGGAGCAGTTCCATTACCTCCTGTTGCAGAAGCTCCACCTCCTCCTCCAGCAGCATAAACTGAACATTGAATAAAAGCTCCTGTTCCTCCAGGATTACCTTGTGGTGGGCTTACTGGGGGTGAATTACCTGTTCCTGCGGGAGAACCACAATAACAACCTCCAGAACCAGATCCACCTGAACCTGATACTCCAGAAATTAAAGAACCACCTCCTGTTGCAATATAACTAAATGCACTTGAATCTACTCCAGGTGCAGCACCTGTACCACCTCCTCCTATTACTATAGGATAACTTCCAGAACCATTTACTGAAACACTTAAATTTCTTAATCCTCCGGCTCCGCCACCTCCATAACTTCCACTTGTAGAACCTCCTCCTCCAGCCACAATTAAAAGTTGAGCTGGTCTACATTGTCCATATACACTACAAGTAAATGTAAAATTTTGAGAGCTTGTTATAATTGTTTGTGTTCCAGATAAACTTTTACCTGGTAAAGGATCATTAACCGGTCCGATAATTCCGCCATTAGACATAGCCTGAACCCCCCGATTAATTTATGATTTCGTACGAAATAACTATTTCAAGATCGCCGTTTGCACTTGCTCCACCAACAATTGATTTATCTTCCATTAAATAAAAAGAAGAATTTTTATCAATTAAAGTTAGTGTTGCATCTGCTGGTACAGAAATTGTAGAAGCGAGAGCATAAGATGTTCCGCCACCACCAGCTGCTGTGTTAATATCTACTGTTACATCAGCTGCGTTTGTTCCGTCTACGTTTGCAACCATGATTGAATTAATTTTATAAACTTTTCCTGAAGCTGCAGAGTTTGCTAATAAAACAGTTGTAAGAGTTGTTGTTAAAGCAGCATACGTTGTTTCGCCTAGAATCGATGTTACGTTTACTATATTTGGATTTGCCATAATTTATCTCCGTTGTTATTTTATCCGAAAACTATCGCCATTGCAATAGCTTTTCCTGTTGAAATTCCAGCATTACCAAATGATAAAGTACCTGCTCCATTAGTAATAATAGCCTGTCCTGATGTACCATCTACTGTAGGTAAAGTGTAAATATTGATAGTATTTATACCAGCATTTACGTCAGTAACATTAGTTCCATCTGAATATAAGAATTTTATACCTTTATCACCAGCTGCCCATGTAGCACCTGATCCTGAAGTTGTTTTAAATGTAACTGCATAAGACCCTGTTGTAGCATTTTTCGCAATATATGTTTTTTCAATTCCATCTGGAATAACAACGTTAACTGAAGATGTAAGTGTACCTGTTAAATTTAATACAGCATTTTTTCCATTAGATGTAACACCATTAGAAAAAGTTAAAGTTGCACCTGTCGTTGCATTTAATGCAACTGATTCATAACCAGCAATTGCTTGTTGTAAAATATTTAAGTTTGTATTTGTAATGTCTCCCCATAAACCGGCGTTTTCACCAGTAACCATGAGTTCTAGTTTGAGGTCTGTAGAATAACTTGATACCATATTTTAATTCCTTATTTTATCATTTATAAGACCTAAGCAGCTGTGTCAATATTTGTCCAGGTCGCAGCAGTTCCGGTACTTATTTCAGACCAGATTTGAGGGTTAATATTATTATTGTTTAAAGCCACAGTCAAGCCATTTCCATTAACATTTACAATAGAAGTAAGTCCTGCAAACACTGATCCTTGAGCTATATTTAAGCCTAATCCAGTAACACTTACTAATACATCAAGTTGAGCATTTACACTTCCTTGACCTATATTTAATTGTTGACCTGTTACTTCTGCACCTCCAGTTATAACAACTACAGATCCTGTAGCTAAGGCAACAGTCATACCTATTCCAGTAACAACTGCATCAGGACTTGGATCTACTTCTCCTTCTGCTATATTTAATTGAGAACCTGTTACTTCAGCATCATAATCTACTGTTACGGACTCATCTCCTTGTGAAATATTTAATTGTTGACCAGTTAATGTTAAAGTAAGATTACTTACTGGTGTTACACTGTTTAAAGATAAGTCTATTTGTAATCCAGTAACAATTGCATCAGGACTTACATCAACATCTCCTTCTGAAATATTTAATTGTTGTCCTGTAACTTCCGCTGTGAAACTTACATCTATAGTTTCATCACCTTGTGCGATATTTATTTGTTGACCTGTTAAATCTACAGCTACTGAAGCTGTAACAATTTCATCACCTAATGAAAGATTAAGTTGTAAACCAGTGATTTGTGAAATTACATCTATGGATACAGATTCATCACCAAGTGAAATATTTAATTGTTGTCCTGTAACATTTACAATGGCATCATTAAGTCCACCGTATGTTCCTAGACCCCAACCTAATTCGCCCCAACCGGAATTCGCCATAATAGGTTAACTCCTATTACGCGTTGCCGATTCTTAGAATAGCCGCTGATGTTGTGTCTGCTGGAAATTGAATTGTGAATGTTCCAGATGTTGCTGACTTATCTCCACCAAAATCTAATACGCATACTGCTGCGTTAGTGTTTGATGTATTGTAAATCAAAGCTCCTGCTGCAGTTAAAGTAACTCCAGTAAAAGATATATCTGCAAAATCTATAAATGCAACGCCACTAGAAACAAGAGGAGATATGTTTGTAAGAACTCCACCACCTGTTGTGTATTGACCAGTGTTAGCAACTTCATTTGTTGAAGTGTAAACTGTTGTTGCTGAACTTAAAGTTGCTGCAGAAGTATAAAGAGCAAGTTTAAAAACATTTCCTGTCGCAGCGGTAAAATTGTGTCCACCTTGAAGTAGTTGTTGTTTAAACGAATTTGCAACTGCTTGTGTTATAGCCATATTAACTCCTAATTATATTATCCTTGTTTTTGAATCTGAGGTGAACCTTCTTGATATTCATCTCGTCTTCTTCTTCCCATTTGTTCAATAGAGAATCCTTGTAACACTGATTGATACTTTTGTTCATAGAACTGAATCATATCAGCTGGACCCTTTAAAAAACCGTAAGCCTCAACAAGGCATGCATATAACAAGCCAGAGGGAAATTGCTGACTTAAATATGTTGTCGTATTACTAACAGATAATCCTGCTGGCTTCAAGGTATAATTTAATTGCATGGTATATGTCAAGTCTGGAATTGGGGCTAATACAATAGTTTGTTCATCCCAATAACTAAAATATTTAGGTAATCCTTGAGCATTAGTAGCATTATATTCATTAATAAAACCAGTATCTCTATATTCTACTACCGCATTACTGCTATATACTCCTGATGGAATAATTTGAGCTTCTCTAATAATTAAAGTTTGATCTGTTAATAAAGGTGTACTTACATAAGGTTGACCTGCAATAATTGTAGCTGTTGCATATTTTCTATTATTATCAGAATCTACATCTCTTTGAATTCTCCATTCAGCATCTAATATAAATCCATTTACAATAGTTGATGTAAATACATTTGAATCAACTTCTGTGTAATCTCTAATTTTTTGTACTAATTCTGCGTATGTCATATTAAGCCTGTAGTGTAACTGGACCTGCAGAACATTGTGCTCCACCACCAGAAACGTTTCCTGTTGTTGCTGTATCTGTACTCTGGAAATAAAAATAATTCAATGGATCACTAACGATTCCTGATGAATTTATTTTTCCAACTGTAATAGTAAAACCTTGTGATCTTGAAATATCTGTCACACCATCAAAAGATGGAACCAATTCAAACGAAGTCTCGCGCGTAGGCGTGCCTGCGATCAATACTTCCGGTGGTCCTCTAAATCTAACTACATTACCAGTAGATCTTCCATGATCTTCTGAATAAACATTAATATAAGTATTTCCTGCATACTTAATAGTTGTAAAAGGATTTGGATTTAATTCTATAATTACAGGTGGCTCTATTCTATCAGGATGTGCATATTGTAATCCTTCAGGATCAGCGTTATGTGGTTTTGGTTCAAGTTGTGGATGCTTTGGTTCATATTCAGTAATATGTACCCATGATCCATTCCATTCTTGTACCATTTCAACATATGGAAATCTCTGACCAGAACGATCAGAAATCATGTAAGCATATTTTCCTCTAGATAAATTTCCCATTATGCGCTCGGATAGTAAGTTTTAGGTGTTATAAATGAACTAGAAGAAGAACCATCTTGTTCTAATGCTCTTTTTAATTCATCTTCATAATATAATTTCATCTCTTGTGATCTTTGTGGTGCAAATTTAATTGCTAAATAATAAGAAAGTCCTGCGCACATACACGGAACAAATCTATATGGAACGTTTGTAATATTTGTATAAGCTCCAACATCTTGAATTCTTTTTGCATAGTAATAATGCATTACATTATTCACCTGATCCGCTCCTGGT